GTCGCCCTGTCTGTTTGACCCAACCCACCCACTCCCCAAAAGGAACCCTGCACCATGAAAACGTCCCGCAACTTCGCCATCTTCTTGATGGCCGCCCTGGTCGGCGCCTGCGCATTTGCCGCGGCTGACCCTGGCATCGCTGCCTTCCTGGCCGCGCACCTCGACACGGCCAGCGGCCTGGCCTTGCTGGCCAATGCCCCGGTGCTGGCGCCTGAAATCAAGACTCTGGTGGAAGGCATCCAGCGCGGTTTTGAAGAGTTCAAGCGCACCAACGACCTGAAGCAAGCGCAGAGCGATGGCGACTTCCAGGCCAAGATGGCCAAAATCACCGCTGACCTGGCCAGCCTGATGGACATGAAGCGGTCGGTCGAGGCGCTGGAGCTGAAAGCCGGCAGGCAAGGCCTGGGCGGTGGCAATGAGCAAGACCAGGTACAGGCCGAATACAAGGCCGGCTTCATTGACCAGTTCGTGCGCAAAGGCCAGGAAAACGGCCTGAAAACGCTGGAGTCGAAGGCCTGGTCGATTGGCACCTCTGCCGATGGCGGCTATGCCCTGCCCAAGGTGATCGAGACCGAGGTCGAGAAGCTGGCGCGTGACCTGTCGCCCATCCGCAGCATTGCGCGTGTCGTCAAGGTCGGCACCAGCGATTACCACAAGCTGGTCAACGTCAACGGCATCGCCAGCGGCTGGGTGGGTGAGACCGGCGCGCGCAATGCCACGGGCACCAGCCAGTTTGCCGACGTGGTGCCGCCCATGGGTGAGGTGTACGCCAACCCGCAGGTGACGCAGGTGTCGCTGGACGACATGTTCTTTGACGCCGAGGCCGAGCTGATCGCCCAGCTCAGCGAAGAGCTGGCGGTGGCCGAGGGCGCTGCCTTCGTCACGGGCAACGGCACCAACAAGCCCAAAGGCTTCCTGGCCTACGCCACTGCGGCCACGGCTGACAGCTCGCGCGCATTCGGCACCATCGAGCACATCGCCACCGGCGTGTCGGCCGACTTCCCGGCCAGCAACAAAGCCGACTACCTCTACGACATCGTCGCCAAGCTGAAGGCGGCCTACCGCGCCGGCAGCAACTGGACCATGGGCAAGGCCCTGATGTTCGAGATCATGAAGCTCAAGGACACCACCGGCCAGTACCTGTGGCAGCCGATGATCAAGGACGGCCTTGTGATGAACCTGCTGGGCTACCCGGTGGTGGAGGCTGAGGATATGCCCGTCAAGGCAGCCAACAGCCTGAGCCTGGCCTATGGCAACTTCAAGCGCGGCTACCTGATCGTGGACCGTGTGGGCATCCGCATGCTGCGCGACCCGTACAGCAACAAGCCCTATGTCGGCTTCTACACCACAAAGCGCGTGGGCGGTGCGGTCATCAACAGCGAGGCCATCAAGGTCGGCAAGTTCTCGGTGTCGTGATCACCGAGCCCGGCCAGGCGCGATGCCTGGCCGGACTTCGCCGGGCATCGTCGCAGTAGGGCGGTGCCCGCCAGCCCCCTGAAAAAGGCAACCAAGCCATGACCAAACAAGCCCACCCCGACGTCCTCGACGGCGGCCTGCTCGCAATCAAGAACGGCGCCACCAAGATGCTGCTGATCAGCAGCTACACCGCAGGCGACAGCTACGCCACGGTGCAGGCCGCCAAGCTGGCTGAGGCGGCGATGACCAGCGCCGACTTCACACTCAGCAGCTCGGGCAGCAACCGCGTGCTGACGGTGGCGTCCGGCAAGACGGCCGCGCTCACTGCGGCGGCCACGGGCAGCGATGCGCACATCGCCTTCACCGACGGCAGCAGCCGCGTGCTGTGGGTCACGGACGAAACGGCGAACCCCACGGCAGCCATCGGCGCCACCTACAACTTCGCGGCGCCGACCTATACCGCCACCCAGCCGGTCTGAGATCGAACCGGAGAAACCGATGCCCGTCCTACGCTCACAGCGCACGTACCCGCTCAGCTTTACCGGCTCTTCGCTCAATACCGGAATCGTTGCCGCATACGACTGGGCTGGTGACCCGGCAAATAGCCGCGCTGGCGGCAATGGCTTGGACTACAGCGGCAACACCAGAACTTGGACGCCAGGCGGAACGACGCCGACAGTTATCGCCAATATCGGTGGCGTCACGGGCATGGATGGTCGGGATGTCACTGTCGGCGGCACGCTGGCGTCGAATTATTATTCTCGGGCCAATCTCGCAAATCTTGGGTTGGCGTTTGGCACGGGTGCGTTTTCCATGTGGTTCCGCGTTCGGGCGCCTTCTTCGGCGCCTACAGGAAACACGCTGCACCAGCTCACCAGAAACAAAGATGCCTCCAGCAACATTCTCATGAATGTTTGCGGGTACGAGGTCACATCAACCGGCAAATATCACCCGTTCGTTCTCTATGGCTCTAGCGGTACTACGCTGCTGAATTGGAGCACGGCAGGAAACGGCGGGTCAGCGCCGAATGGCATCTTTGACTTGCACGTAACGCGCAGCGCAAGCGGAACGCTCAAGGCTTACGTCGATGGCGTCCTCCTGGCAACAGCGACTGGTGACACGTCCAATTGGGCCGCTGGCGGCACATTGGCCGGCGACAACATTCGAGGCATTTGGTCTGGCGGAACGCTTAATTTCGTCATGATCGATGAGACCGTATGGTCTCGGGAGCTTTCCGGCGCTGAGGTGACGGCGCACCAATCGAACCCGTACAGCTACAACACGAATTCCGCGCCAGCAGACAGCATCACGGTTTCGACGCCTGCATCCAGTTCAACGGTTGGGACAAGTTTCACTGTCTCCGGCACGTACGCTGGTTCAGGCGCCCCTACAACCATTGAAGCGAGTTTCAACGGGTCGGCGTATCAGACGATTGCGGCGTCGCCTTCTGGCGGCACATACAGCGGTACGTTCACTGGCGCGACGCCTGCAACTGGCACGCTTACCGTGCGCTGGTCGAATAGCACAGGCGTATTTGCAAGTGTCACAAGTTTGACAGTCACCAGCAACGCGATTGCTTTTACTGTTCCTGGCACCACAACCAATGGTGCGGTGCCGCACCGTATCTTTCAGCGCAACGGCAGCAATCAGGCCAGTGTGAGGATGACCGGCACTTACTCCGGCACACCCACGTCGATTGAGTATCGCTTTGCTGGCGGGGCCTGGGGCACTCTCGTCGCCTCGCCAACCGGCGGTGCGTTTGATGCAACTGTGGCGCTTACCGGGCCGGCTCAGGGCAATCTGGAGGTGCGGTTCTCAAATGCGACGACGGTCACTGCCGCGCTGGCGAATGTTGGCGTCGGCGACGTCTACATGGTTGGCGGCCAATCAAACAACGTCGGCATGAGTTCGGTATTTGTGGCGCCTGTTGCTCCATCGGGCGCTGGAGCTGGTTGGGTTGCGACTGAGTTCTCAAAGGCCAATGCTTGGCGCCCAAACGTCGAAACCTCCGGCCAGCCGTTTGACGATCGGACAGGCAGCGCGTACCCTTCCGTTTACACGGCCGCCACCGTGCTGGGCAGTTACTTTGGCCGGCTCGCGACACGCGCGATGGCTGCTGGGGTGCCGGTGGCATTTGTGCCGTGCGCGATGGGCTCTACTACCATCGCCGCCTGGGCCTCAGGATCGGCGCTATACACCACGATGCTGGCTAGGCAAGCCATTGTCGGGGCTGTGAAGGGTCTGATTTGGTATCAAGGCGAAGCTGATACCGGAGGTGGCGGCAGCGGTGTTTCCCAAGCGTCCTACACCACGTCACTGAATGACTTGGTAAACCGCTGGTTTACTGATACGGGCACAAAAACACTCCTGTGCAATATCAACGACCAGGGCGTTACATCCCCGGGTGCTGTGAGGGCTGCAATTCTTGACGTTGCCACAAACAATGCCAACAAACTCGGCTATGCCGATATGCTGGGCCTGTGGAGTGATGGCAATGTGCACTACTCAACGAGCACTGCTATCGATAATGTGTCGCTTGCGGTGTTTAACGGTCTTTATCCTGTAGCGCCGCCGGCGAGCATTACAACCGACCAATTCAGAGATTGGTCCGGTGTATTACAGGCAAACGCAACGCTACCAAACGTGGTCATCATCAAAGTTTCTGACCGCTCAATCCCTGTCTCCGTTGCCGGCCTGACTACCAATGCATCGGGCGTGTTGGTATTGAGCAATGCTGACTTTATCGCCGGGGCCGACTACATGGTGGCTGCATTCAATGCTGACGGGTCAATCCGTGGCATCAAACGCTGCCGGGCGGCCTGATAGATATGGCATACGAATACGGCGGTGATCCGCCCGGCCTGGGCGGCGCATTTGCATATGCGGCGGGCGACCCGCCAGTCACTGGCGCGGCGGCAAACTGCATCCAATCCAGCACGTGCACCGCCGTCGCCGGAACGATCACGGCTGCGTCAATCTCTGGCGCAGCAGCCAGTTGCACCCAGACCAACGCATGCGCGGCCGCCGCCGGGACAATCACGGCAGTGGCAATCGCTGGCGCAGCAGCCAGTTGCACGCATAGCAACACGTGCACCGCTGCGGCGGGATCAATCACGACGGCCGCCCTCAGTTTTGAGCCCGTCACCGTACCCGAGGCCAAAATCGCCGCACGGATCGACTTTGACGACACGGCGATGGACAGCCTGATCGCCGGCCTGATCACCGCCGCGCGCGAGCAGGCCGAGCAGATCACCGGCCGCCTGTACGTACCCACCACCGTGCGCCGTGAGCTGGCTGACTGGCCCGCCGCCGGCGCTGTGCTGCCGGTCTACAACCCCACCGCCGTGGCCATCAGCCATTGGGACGGCGCGGCCTGGGTGGCCCTGGCTATCGAAACCTTCGCTTTCGCACCCCAAGGCTACGGCACCGTGGTGGCCCCGGCCCTGGGCACGGCGTGGCCCGCGCTGGGCGCGGTCGCCATCGGCCCCCGGGTGCGCATCGACATCAGCGGCGGCCTGGCCAACCCCGGCACGGCGCCTGAGGTGGTCAAGCTCTACATCAAGGCCTTGGTCTCGGTGTGGGTCCGCAACCCCGATGCCGCCCAGCAGCGCGCACTTGAGCCCAACCCGCTCTTTGACCGCTTGCTTGACCGGGAGCGCCTGTGGCACTGACCCGCCGTGTCACGCTGCGCCAGCCGGCTGCGGGCAGCGATGCCCTGGGCCAGCCGGTGGCCGGCTGGGTGGACGCGGCCACCGTGTGGGCCGATATCCGCCACCCCAGCGGCGTCGAGTCGATCAAGGCCGGCGCCGAGGTCTCGGTGGTGCGGGCCAGCATCCAGATCAACCGCCGCAGTGGTGTCACCCACGGTTGGCAGGCGGTGCACGGCGCCACGGTCTACGACATCGAGGCGGTGCTGCCGGATGAGGTCGATCGGCAGTACATGTTCCTGACCTGCAGGGTGGTGGCATGAGCACCTTCAGGGTGGCGGTGGACCTGGCCGGCGCGGACCTGGTGTTTGAGGGTCTGGCTGGAGATGCTGAGGCCGCCGCGCGGCCCGCCGCCCAGGCCATGGCCCAGGTGCTGTACGACGACGTGAAAAACAACGTTGACCGCATCAAACGCAAGACCGGCAACTTGGCGGCCAGCATCTACCAAGCCTACAGCGCGGACAACAGCGGCCCGGGCGCTGCCACCTACCACGTGAGCTGGAATGCCAAGCGAGCCCCCCACGGCCACCTGGTGGAGTTTGGGCACCTGCAGCGCTACGAGATCACCTATGACCCCGAGACCCGGCGGTTCATCACGCACAAGGATCGCCCACTGGCCGCGCCCAAACAAGTGGCGGCCCGGCCTTTCATCCGCCCAGCCATTGGCAAGTTAGGTGCCGCGCAAGCCGCCGGGCGTGCAGAGTTTCTGCGCCGAATGGGGTTTTCTGCATGACCATGGAAGCCGACCTGACGGCGCTGCTCAAGGCCCTGTGCCCCCGCGTGTTCCCCGACTTCGCGCCTGCCGGCACCCCAGCGCCGTACATCACGTACCAAGGGATTGGCGGGCGGCCACTGCGGTGGCTGGACGGCACGGCGGCCGACAAGCGCCAGACGCTGATGCAGGTCAACGTCTGGACCGCATCGCGGCTTGAGGCGCTTGCGCTGATCCGCCAGGTCGAGGCTGCGATCTGCGACGTTGGCACCGCCCCGTTCATGGGCCAGCCCGAAAGCGAGCCCATCAGCAATGCCGAAGAGGACTTGACACCGCCCCTGTACGGCTGCCTGCAGGACTTCCGAATCATCAGCACCAGATAGGCCGCAAGGCCACCAGCGCAGGCCGCCGCCGGGCAACCGGTGGGCGGCCTTTTTCTTGCCCGACGAGGGCGTCACAACCCAGCCCGCAATGCGGGCTTTTTCATTGAAAGGGCCCCTCATGGCTTACGCATTCCCCGAAGGCGCGAAGTTCTACTTCTCGCAGGTCTTCGCCGCGGCAAAGACCCTGGCAACCATGTCCAACGCCAACCCCACGGTGGCTGGCTCGGTCGCCCACGGCTACGTTGACACCGATGAGCTGCTGCTTACCTCCGGCTGGGAGGACGCCACCGACACCGTCTACCGCGCTGACCAGCTCACCGCCGACACCTTCAGCCTGCTGGGCCTGGACACCACCGACACCGGCTTCTACACGGCCGGCGGCGGTGCCAACAGCACCACGCAAAAAATCAGCGGCTGGACCGAAATCCCGCAGGTGCTGACCATCAACACCAGCGGCGGTGACCCGCGTTTCACCACCATCAACCCGCTGGCCCGCCGCAACGGCATCAACGTGCCCACGGGCTTCAACCCGACGAGCATCACGCTCACGCTGGGCCACGACGCTGCCAATGCCGCCTACCAGACGATGCTGGGCATCAGCCGCAAGCTGGCCAAGGTGGCTTTCAAGATGCAACTCAGCGGCGGCGCCACCACCTACGGCTACGGCTACATGGCGGTCAGCGAGATGCCCAGCCTCAACGTCAACCAGGCCAACCAGGTCACGGCCGCGCTGACGATGCTCGGCCGGGCCATGTCCTACGCCACCTGATCGACTGACCCCGGGCCCAGCAGCGGCCCACCCCCAGCACCGACCAGGCCGGGTTCTCCTCTTCGCGGGGGAGGCCCGGTCTGGCACGGGCATGCCAAACCCCCGCGAAGGATTCACACATGGCAAAGATCACCCTGGGCAAACGGCCCAAGAACTTCAAACGCATCATCAAGGTGCCGATGCATGAGGGCGTCGAAGGCACCGTCGAGGTGTCCTTCGTCTACCGCACCCGCAGCGAGTTCGGCGCCTTCGTGGACGAACTGCTGCAGGCTGCCAAGATCACGCCGGCCAGCGCGGCCGATGAAGACGTGGCCTTCAGCCTGCGCGATGCGCTGGAGCGAACCCGCGACACCAACGCCGACTACATCCTGCGCATCATCGACGGCTGGAACCTCGACGAGGCCTTTGGCCTGCCGGCGGTGGTGCAGCTTTGCGACGAGCTGCCGGGCGCCGCGCTGGCCATCATCAACGAGTACCGCGCCGCCATCACCGAGGGCCGGTTGGGAAACTGATGCGGGCCGCTGCTGCCGCCTTTGCCGCGTCGGCCAGTGGCCCGAAAAACGGCTTCGACATCGGGCACCTCTACGCCCAGCAGGATGTGGAGGTCTGGCCCGAGAACTGGCCGGCTTGGTCGCTATTTTCTGAAATGAGCGGCCAGTGGCGCATGTCGCCGATGCGTGGCCCCATCGCGCTGGACTACACGCCGCTGTTCGCCCGCATGGCCCGCCTGGGGCTGACCGATGAGCAGTGGGAGCAGCGCTTTGCAGACGTCCGCGTGATCGAAGCGGCCGCCCTCGAACAGATCCGACAGGACCACTGAGACACCACCCATGACAGACACCCGCAAGGTCCAGCTCGGCGCCGAGTTCGACGCCACCAGCGTGCGGCACGGCACCGAGCAGGCCAAAGAGGCCGTGCGCGACATGGCGCGCGACATGTCGCGCCAGGGCGAGCTGGCCAGCAAGAGCCTGGACGGCATCGGCACTGGTGCTGATGCAGCCGCTAAGAAGCTCGAGATCGCCACCCGGTCGATGCAAAGCAGCATCGAGCGCGCGACTGCGAAATTGCAGGCTGCTGGGCGTGGCCCCGATGCCTTCTTCGAACAGCTAGCCAAGCTGCGTGGCGTCAGCGGTGATGCGCTCAAGCCCTACCTGGACAAGCTGCGCGAGGCTGATGTCGCCCAGCGTGCGGCATCCGGATCGCTGGACAAGGTGGGCATGTCCGCCGCCGCAACGGCCAACGCTTTGCGCGGCGTGCCGGCCCAGTTCACCGACATCGTCACGTCCATCCAGGGCGGCCAAAAACCGCTGACGGTCTTCTTGCAGCAGGGCGGCCAGCTCAAGGACATGTTCGGCGGCGCCGGCCCTGCGGCCCGGGCGCTGGGCGGCTATGTGCTGGGCCTGGTCAACCCGCTCACGTTGGCGGCGGCTGCGGCTGGCGCCCTGGCCTACGCCTATGGTCAGGGGGCTGGTGAGGCGCAGGCCTTTCAGAAGACGCTCGTCCTCACCGGCAATGCGGCCGGCGTCACAGCCGGACAGTTATCCGATATGGCGCGCGCCGTCAGCGCCGGGGGCGCCGGCACACAGGGCAGGGCGGCCGAGATCCTTGATCAGATGGCCGGCAGCGCCCGCATCGGTGCCGAGAACTTGCAGCGTTTCACAGCGGCCGCGCTGCAGTTGGAGCGTGTGGGCGGCCCGGCTGCCGAAGAGACCGCCAAGGCCTTTGCCGACCTGGGCAAGGAGCCGCTGGCCGCATCGCTCAAGCTCAATGAAGCGACCAACTTCTTGACGGCCTCGGTCTACCGCCAGATCAAGGCGCTGGACGACCAGGGCCGCAGCGTCGATGCCGCCAAGCTGGCCCAGCAGTCCTATGCCGACACCATCGAGCAGCGCGGTCCGCTGCTGCTGGCCAACCTGGGGCTGATCGAACGGGCGTGGCTTGGCATCAAGGACGCCACCAAGGGCGCCTATGACGCCGCGCTCAACATTGGCCGGCCCGAGACCCTGCAGCAGCAGATCGATGCCGTTGGCAAGCAGATCGCCACCGCCCGCCAGCGCATCGGCGACGCGGGCGCCAGCGATGTCAAGCAGGCCGGCCTGGGCGCTGCAAAGCGCGACCTTGACGCACTGCAGCAGACCCAGGCCATCCTGCAGGAACAGGCGCGCATGCTGCAGCGCGGCGCCGATGCGGCTGGCCAGCGCACGGCTGCGGTGCGGGCTGAAGTCGAGTGGGGCAAAGAAGCTGACAAGTACCTGAGCAAGCGTGAGCAGATGGCCCGCGAGATAGCCAAAGCCGAGAACCTCGGCACGGCCGCAGGCAGAAGCCGGGTCGAGATCGAGCGCCAGATTGCCGCGATCCGAGAAAAGTACGCCGAGAAGAAAGACGTCAAGCCGCTGGTCAACCCGCTGGATATCGAGGCCTTGCGCGCCTACGCCAAGGGCCTGGACGACTTCGGCAAGATCGCCAACGATGCAGCAGGCAAGGCCGATGGCCTGAGCAAGACCCAGGTCAAGTTGCGCGAGATCCAGGCTGATCCCGTGTGGGCCGCCTACAGCCGCCAGCAGCGTGAGCAGATCGTCTATGTCGCGTCGCTGGCCCAGGCCGAAGAGACGCGCGCCGCCGCCGCCGCCCAGTCCGCCAAGATGGCCGAAGAGGCCGGCCGGGCCTACACCAAGTGGATCGGTGAGCTGCAGCGCGGCGCTGTGGCCCCTGAGCAGCAAGCCGAACAGCTTGAGATCGAAGCGCAGGCGTCTGCACTGGTGGTGGAGGGCTACCGCAGCATGGCCCAGGCCATCCAGGTGGTAGAAATCATCAGGTTGCGGGATCGGCAAGTAGCGGCCGACAGCAGCGACGAGGCCGTGCTGGCCATCGAGCGCGAGATCGAGGCCCGCCAGCGCCTGATCGGCCTGATCGGCGCCAAAGAGGCCCGCAAGGCGTCGGAGGACGCGGCCAAGAAGGCTGCCGAAGACTGGAAGAAGACCGCCGAGAAGATCGAGGACGCCATCACCGACGCGTTGATGAACGGCTTCGGCAGCGGCAAGGGCATCGCCCAGAACCTGCGCGACACCATCGTCAACATGTTCAAGACCATGGTGCTGCGGCCCATCGTCATGGCTGCGGTGCAGCCGGTGGCGGGCCAGATCGCCAGCACTATCGGCGGCGCCCTGGGCTTTGGCGGCAATGCAGCCGGCATGTTCGGGGCGGGTTCCAACGCCTACTCCCTGGCGTCGGCCGGCGCCGGCATCTTCGGCTCGTCGGCGGCCTACGGCGCGGCGCTGGGCACCACCAGCATCGGCGCCGGCTCGCAGGCCGCAATGCTGGCAGCGCAAAC